GTTATTTTCTAAATACAGAAGCAGGGAAAGAAGCCTATAACACAGTTAAAGAAATGCAAGATATGCAACAATTCTCTTATGGATTTCAAGTAATGAAATCAAGTAAAGGAACACACATTGACTCTAAAGGAGAGGAAGTTCCTGTAAGAGTATTAGAGGATGTAAAAGTATGGGAGGTTTCTCCTGTACTAGTAGGAGCTCAACAAAATAGCTTTGTTCAAGCTCTTAAATCAGGTTTAGAGCCTTATGATGAAATTGATACTGAATTTGAGGAAATCATAGAGCCAGAAGTTTCAAGTACAACTGATGCAAGTATCAGTAAATCCCAACAGGGACTAAGACTTGGAGAGCATGCTGTAGCTTCTCTTGAGGAGTTAAAGGCATTCACAGAGAGAATAGAGGATCTTGCTTCTCTAAGAAACTCTGAAAAGAAAACATTAAGCTCAAAATCTACAGAGATGATACAAACATACTTAGCAGGACTAAATGCAATTTATATTAAGTTGGATGATGTCTTAGCTGAATATGGATATGATCCTGTTAAAGATAATGAGCTGTTTATTGAAGTTCAAAAGAACTTAATGAACAATAATTAAATAGGAGAAAATAGTGAGTACACTTAAACAATTAAGAGCTGAAAAAGCTCAAAAAAGTGAGGACTTAGCTAAGATATTTGATTCTGTTCAAGATTTATCAGAACTTTCATCAGATCAAAAAGAGGAAATCAAAAAAAGAAATGATGAATTAGCTGAACTTGGTGGCAAAATTACTGAGTTAACAGATCTTGAGGAAAAGAAAAATTCTCTTAAAGAGGAAATGGAAAGCTCTAAAAAAGTTTCTGGAATGCCTGTATATGGAGAGCCAGAAGTAGAAGCTCCAAAGTCTTTAGGACAACAATTCTTAGAATCAGATGCTTATAAGTCTTTTGTGGATCATGGTATTAAAAATGTTCCTTTTGAAGCTAAAACAACTGTTTCAACTTCAGTTTGGACAAGAGATACCATCTATCAGCAAGTTATTCCTGCTATAGAGCCAAATCCAAATCCTGTATTAGATTTAGTAGATTCTATTAATACAGATCAAACAACTTATTACTTCTTGCAAGAAACAGCAACAAATAATGCTGCTGAAACTGCAGAGGGAAGTGCTGCTCCAGAGGATGCTTTCAGCTACACAGCTGTTACTGCACCTGTAAGAAAATTCATCACAACTTTGCCTATCACAGCAGAGTTGCTTGAGGATCAAGCAGGAGCAAGAGCATACTTTGATGGCAGATTAGCTAATCATGTATTACAAAGATTAGAGAAACAATTCCTAATTGGTGGTGGTGTAGCACCTGATGTAAAAGGTATTACACAACAAACAGGAATTAACACAATCACATATACAGCAGGTGCTTATCCTGCAACTGTAGGTGGTAAGTTAAGAACAATCCTAGAGGGTATCAAAGATGTAGAAGTCAATGGTAAATTAGCACCAGATGCTATTGTCATGAGTCCTGCAGCTTATGAAGCCTTAGCAGGACAAGTTGATGGAAACAACAACTTTATGCTTGGTGCTTCTGCATTCTCAGGATCTCCAACTATTTGGGGACTACCTGTTGTTAAATCATCACAAATTGGTGGTGCTGTTTCAACAAGCATTGATGTAGTAGTAGGTAAATGGGGTGGAGGCTTAGCTGTCAACCATGTATTTAGAAGAGGAATGGAATTACAAATTTCTGATTCTGCTAAAGATGGGGACTTTGGTAAGGATATCCTTACTGTTAAGGCTTCTTTAAGATATGCATTAGCTGCATACAAGCCACAAGCATTTACTAGAATCAATGATATTGAATAGTAGATAATTTTATGGAACAAAAGCAGAGTCAAAGATTTGTTATGACTAACACAGTAATTGGCTCTGCTTTCCATGAGGAGAAAGATTTAAATATGAAAATAGTAGAAAAGCCATCAGAACAAGTATGGCAAGATAAAGAATCTGGAAAGATGAAGCAGGGAGAAAATCCTCCTTTTGCTAAAGCAACACTTATTGCAGGTGTTGGAGATCTAATTCCAGAGGGATTAAATAAAAAATCAGTTAAAAAAGTAGAAAATAAAGCTGTTAAAAAATCAGAGGATAAGTAATAACTAATGCCTGTTGCAATCCATACTTATGTTACTGTTGATGAGCTTAAAGGATGGTTAGGATTATCAGGTACTGCACAAGATACTAACTTAACTTATGCTTTAGAAGCAGCAACAAACTTAATAGATGAATTCTGTGGCAGAGTATTTTATGTTGAAAAAGATACAGGAGTAGATGTCTTACAAGAAAGATATTATGATTGTGAGTTTCAAGATTTTGTTCATATAGATGATGTATCAACTACAACAGGCTTAGTTGTACAAACACTTAATGCTGATGGTACAGTAAATGAAACATTGGTAAAAGACACAGATTATTACTTAGCACCTTACAATGCAGATAAATTACAACCTAGAATGCCTTTTGATAAAATTTTTATGGCTATTGAAAATGGAGGTAAAGTATTACCAACAGAACACAGGAGAGGGCTTAAAGTTACAGCATATTTTGGCTTTCCAATACAAAATGGTGGAAGTAATCATCAACCACCTGCAGTTACTCAGGCTTGTTTAATTCAAGCTGCTAGATTTTGGCAAAGAAAGAATAGCCCAATGGGATTTTCTGGTAATCCTGAAACAGGACAAGCTCCTGTTATATTTTTATCAGAGTTAGATCCTGATGTTAAAACAATGCTAAAACACTATAAAAAATCAACAACAACTCTTGCTTCAGGGAGACCATACACAGGTGTTACTGCTATAAATGACAACAGGCAATATGGTGTATGAAACTAACACTAAATGGAGCTTTAGACTTATCTAGGTCTATAAATTCACAAACAATCTGGAATAAAAGAAGTACAGATTATTTTTCAAGACCCCTATTCTTCACTCAACCCGAAAGTAACTATTGGTGAAGCTATAGCAGAACCACTAACGGTTCATAAAATATTTAACACTAAAAAAGAAGTCGTCACAGAAGTCAAACGCTTACTTACTAAAGTTGGATTAAGTCCAGAGCATTACGACCGTTATCCGTTTGAGTTTTCTGGAGGGCAACGCCAACGTATTTGTATTGCTCGTTCTATAGCACTAAAACCTAAATTAGTTATCTGCGACGAATCTGTTTCTGCATTAGATGTTTCTGTACAGGCTGAGGTTTTAAACCTTTTAAATGACATTAAAAAAGAATATAATTTAACTTATTTATTCATTTCTCACGATTTGTCGGTCGTTAAGTTTATGAGTGACCGTATTATGGTTATGAATAAAGGAAAAATTGAAGAAATAGGATATACTGAAGAGGTTTACAATACACCTTCATCTACTTATACAAAAGAATTAATTTCGGCTATTCCTAAAGGAATAGTAATGTTTTGAGTTAGAGACAGTAAACTACTTACTATAAATTTGAGGTAAAGCTAACAAAGTTCCCCCATGAAGTTACTTAAATGAAACCCACCAATTAAAGCATAATTTACTAGCTACAAAAAAATCTATAGCTAGTAAATTATGAAGTTATATTTAACCTATAGCAAAAACCCTTCTTTTGGAATGGCATGAAACCCAACTTTATTAACAGCCTTCTCAATAGTCGTTATTTCAACTATTTTTGAGGTATGAACGGTTATTTCTCTTGGAAATATTTCCATATTAATAAGTGCATCTTTAATTCCATCAACAGTTAATATAGAAGTTTTAATCTTATTTAATTCTTCTTCTGTTTTAGCGTCTGTACCAAACACTTGACCATGATTTCCTGGAATCACGTTTTCTGATAATAAACTCATAGTTTCTATTTTTAATCGATTAATAAATGTGTCCTTTTTTCTGTTTCGATTCTTTATTCAAGCTTCGTAAATTACTAGTTAATACGTATCATCATTTAAGTTTTCATACGATTAGATTCATTAACCAAAAAGTTAAAACCCCCGATAAATAACCGACTGTTGCAAGAAGGGAAATATTTTTAAAATACCAGATAAAATCAATTTTAAGAATTCCCATAATAGCCACACCAGCGGCAGACCCAATAATTAAACAACTACCACCTGTTCCTGTGCAATAAGCCAATAACTCCCAAAAAATATTATCTTGTGAATAAACGCTTAAATCATACATTCCTATTGCTCCAGCAACCAAAGGTACGTTATCTACAATAGAGGACAGTAATCCAATAAATATATTGATGACCCAGATGTCTCCGATATTAGTATCTAAAAACAACGCTAATTCTTTAAGATGACCAGCAGATTGTAAAGCTGCAACCGCTAATAAAATTCCTAAAAAAAATAAAATACTTTGAGAATCTACTTTTGTAAGAATTCGTTCAATAGAAAAGTGTCTTTGCGTTTCTTCTGGTTTCTTTTTATGTAACAGTTCAGTTGTTCCCCAAAGAATACTTAACCCAAACATGATACCTAAAAACGGAGGTAGATGAGTTAGGGTTTTAAAAACGGGAACAAACAGTAAAGCCCCTAAACCTAAAAACAATATAGTCTTTTTTTCTTTCAGGTTTAAATCTTGAACTTTATTCAAGTTGTTTCCTTCAATTACTGGACTATCTACATTCCCTTTTAATCGATAGCTCATAATTGTTAACGGAACCACCATACAAACAACACTAGGAATAAACAATTTCAACATAATATTACCTGCAGTAACTTGCCCACCTATCCAAAGCATTATTGTAGTTACATCTCCTATTGGTGACCAAGCTCCTCCAGCATTGGCAGAAATAATAATCATTCCAGCAAAAATCCATAAATCTTTCTTATTGGCAATTAATTTTCGGATAAGCGTAGCCATAACAATAGAGGTAGTTAGGTTATCTAACACGGAGCTCATAAAAAAAGAAATAACACATAAAAGAATCAATAGTTTACTTTTTTTAGATGTCGTAATTTTATCAACAATAAGGTGAATACCTTTTGAAAATAAATGGTGATGTGCTGTAGTTTGACTGTTAGTAATATTAATAGGATCAACAAAAGGTCCTGCGGCGTTTATAATTACTTTAGAAAGTATCGAAAATTGTTCTTTCGTTATTTCGTCCATTGCATTTGTTGTCCAAATATCGGATTGCCCAACGTGAGCAGGGGTTATCAACCGAAGATGCGATTAGCTATGCCTTCTCGACTGTTGGCGTGGCGCTGTTTATCACCACGGTGATTCTCACAGCCAACTTCG